TAATCCTTTTCCAATCTCGCTCCACTCCATCTGACCAAAGTCTTTGCAAGCGGACGCCAAAACCTTCATTGCTGCCGACAGAATAACGATTCCAGTTGCAGTGCTGATCATTTTCCCGTTGAATTTTGCAACTCTAAGGAATACAGCAATCTCAGCAAATAATACTCCTACTCCTGTTAATCCACGTCCGAGTTCATCCCACTGTAATTTCGATAAATCCTCACATGCTGAAGCCAGAATTTTGATAGCCGCTCCAAATATAATTAAGCTGGTAGCGCCTTTCATAACCTGCTTCTGACTGCTTGCCATGGCTTTAGATGATGCAACAACAATAGTCGTAAGACCAGCAATTCCAACCAACCCTCTTGCAAGTTCACCCCAATCAAGGTCTGAAACCTTCTTCAAAGCTCCTGCCAAAATGGATACTGCAACTGACATAGCAATCATTGCGGTACATGCTTTAGATACTTTTCCCGTATCACTACTGATTTTATTGAAAATCGCCATCGCTCCAAGTAAATTAGCAAAGAGTACAGTAATTGCTCCAAGAGAAGCTGATAGTTTATCACTATCGATCAGGGAAATTGCAACGATAGAACCCGC